GGCACACGGTCTACGTTTCTACAACGGAAATCGCACGCACTCGTAGGCGTTCAGTCGTTGACTAGTTGAAAACTAATCAGTCAATTGACTAGTGGGAAACTAGTCCCGCTTTGTCGCTTGACGGTCAACATCATAGCACGGATTTGATTCGACTTGCAACTCCGAGTACATTTACACAGCCAGACAATTTTTTGTCAAAAAACGGCTTAAAAACCTCAAAAGATTCCTCGCACGTTGTTCTGCGATACAAGTAGCACAATCACCAGCACACACACCCATTTTCTTTTGATTTTGCCAAATTTCGTACAAATGATTTTAACAACTTTGTTATCCACTACTCAGCTATATATTATATATTTTTTATACTCTTCTAGGGTATATAAAATTTTTCTATTCCTAGAAATAGTAAAATAGAGAAAATTACCCACTTTTGTAACAGTTTCGACAAAATCAAAAGAAAACTATATATCGTCAAGAGATTTTCGAGAAGGAATCAAGGCTGTTTCTGCTAGTGCTACGTGATAGCGTAGGGGTTATCATAAAATTTCTCTTTCCCCATCCCTCAAACCCACAGTTTCTTTAAGATTGTTTCAAGAAAGCAAGCAAAAATAGGGGGTAGGGGGGTATCCTGCATTTGACAAAAAACGGATAATAGAGTAAAATAGAAGGTATGGAAGCGATAAAGGTATTGTCAGACACGAAAGACACGCTCAAAATAGAAGAAATGAGCGAATTTCAGGGAAAGTTGAAGCACAGAAGTCCTCGCCAGGTGCAGGAATTGGCAGAAAGTCTTAAAAAAGAGGGCTTGATAATGCCATTTGTGATATGGAAACACGACGGAAAGAATCTTTTGCTTGACGGACACGGTAGATACAGGGCAATTAAGTACATAATTGCTGAGCAGAACGAATCTGACGGGCAAAAGATAAAGAAACAAGCGTTTCCTGTGATATATATTGAAGCAGAAAGTGAAGAAAAAGCTAAAAAGGCGTTGCTACAAATCTCCTCGAAGTACGGAAACATAACGAGGAAGGGTGCTGCTGCTTTTTGTGCTACAATTCCGCAGTATACAGCACCTGCTATTAAGGGTTTTGTGCGAAAAGAAGCGATAGAAAGACCCGAACGTCGCAATGAAAACAACAGAAGCGTGATACGCATCAGTATTCCTACGGAAATGGAAGCAGAAGTGAAGGAATTATTGCAAAGTGTATCATATATAAGGATAATATAATGGGAAACATTCTCGTACCGATGGTAGACAAAGAAAAAGCGTATGATGAGAATGGAAAAGTGAGTGCTACAGAGGATTCTGAGAAGGATTTTGTAGAGAAACAATCTCTTACGCAATCATTTCGCAAGTTATTGAACCTGCCAGCGAAAGATGACGACCTCAAAAGAAAGGACCAGCGACACATAGAGCAGACGCATTTGTCTGTATATGAGCTTGCTAGTCAAGAAGGCTTGTCGGTAGTGGAATGGGTACAAAGAGACCCTACTACTGCTGTAGAGTATGCTGAGAACAGCTGTGCATACTGGCAGAACATATTGACTACGGCTGCTATGACAGGTGCTTTGAACATTCCTGACGAGAATGGGGTAGTAGTAAACTACACAGTATCGAAAAACCAGACGAAATTGATTGAGCTGCGAGTGCGAGAAGCGTTAAGGCAGCTTGATTACATAAATGAATTGGCATTAACCTCGTATCGAGATGATGAGCAGCGCAGGGATGCATTGCAGCGTGTAATGTACAGACGTGCTTTGAAGGGTGATACTCGAATGGCGATATACTTACACGATAGAACAGAGGGGCGACCGAGCGAGAGCAAAGTTGCGGAACTGGACTACGACTATACGTATGCAGTATGGGCGATATTGAAGACCTTGTTCGACAAGCAGCTTGAAGTATTGAATTCTGGTTCTGGTGTACGTCTTATCTGTTGCTCACGTCGAGCAGGTAAGACACATTTGCTTGTGGCTATAATGCTTATTGAGTGCTTACGCAAGCCGAGAATGAAGGTAATGTACATCGGAGAAACGATGGAACTCTCTGTGTCGTTGGTAGACAAAGCGGCGAACGACATTATTGATGCTGCTAAGTTAAAAGACAAGAGAGGAAGACGACTCGATTGGAAACACTTAGACAACGGTTCTGAGATTATGGTTAGAGGTCTTTCAAACACGAAAGACCCTGACCAGATTCGAGGACACAATGCTAAGATTATTGTAATTGATGAGTTCTTCCACTTGAAGAGCGAATTGTTGGACTATATGCAGAAGGAAGTCTTGACACCTATGCAGATGGACTACGCAGATGACTATATGTTTATCTGTGCTGGAACACCGCCGAGAATAAAAGGAACGTATGGTGAGAAGGCTTGGAACGAATGGAACGTACCTAAATTCCATTGGACTTGGAAAGACAATCCGCATCCTGTAAACATTGAAGCGAGAACTGAGTTTGTCGAGAACGCTTTGAGGGAAAAGGGCTTGACGTGGGATAGTTCCTTTGCTAGACGTGAGTATCTTGGTGAGTTCTGCTATGATGATGATTTGTTGCTATATCCAGACTATTATTGCTATGACCCAAGAGAAGCGATGCCAGACTTGCAGGTAACTAGGGTGTTGTTTGGTATCGATTACGGAGTAAGCGACAACGATTGTTTGATTGGTGTTGCTTGGAATGATGATGAGCAGAGAGGATATGTATTCTGCGAAGAGAAGTTTAACAGATTTGACGTGCCTGAGAAAGTGAGTCAGTTGGAAGTGCTGTGTGAAAAGGTACAACAGAGATGGTATCAGGCATTGGATTTCTTCCCTGGCTTGTCAAAGAAAGAAGCGAACAAGAGAATCTGGTTTGATGCTGATGACAACGACCAGCATTTGACTGACTACTTAAATATGAACGTTTCTGTGCAGTATATTGATGAAGCTACACAGGAAAGACGAAAATTGAATCTAGGAATACAGAACGCACACAAGACGGACAAAGGATTTATGTTTGACCGATTGAACGATGTATTCAGAAAAGGGGACTTGCTAGTTATAAAAGGCAGTAAGTTGGAGTTAGAAATGAAATCTACTATTCGTAAACGAGGACCAAAAGGTGAAGTGTTTAACGAGGTAGATGACAAGGCATATCATCCAGATTTGTTACCAGCATTGCGTTATGCAATGTGGAATGTAATCGGAGTGAAAGGGGTGTAACAATGACAAAAGAAGAAGCCATTGCAAGATTAGCACAGTTAAATGCGGCAAAAGCAGCAGCAGCAGCAGCAGCAGCGCAAGATGGAAATCTTGCGTATGAGTCGAAAGACTCAGAGCCTGGCACTGTAAGAATATATGTACCAGATGATAGTACATTATCTTCTAAGAGGGGAACTAAACAAGACCGACAGATTATTGACGACGTTTTGGATAAAGTTCAAGCGGCAAGAAACGAGAACTATTTAAACGAGTTGAACAAAAGACAGAACATCTTGGATGCCATTACCGCTCACGACATAGGAGGTTTTTACGGTTTAGGAAAAACCAATGGTGCGACTGTAAAAAACACCTTAGCGGTACGCAATAAATCTCCTAAGCAGCAGACTGTCAAGAACCGAGAGGGACAGCGAATTGACATAGGCAAGTTGTACAACCCAGGGCAGATGCAGAGAGAGGCTATAGCTGCAGAAGATTTGGCAAACTATGATGCGTGGGATAGTATTGACCCTCAGTTTGTAAAGAACGCAGATGAAAACAAGCTGTTGAAGAAGAGGTACTTAGACGTTCTTATGCCACAGCTAGGAGCGTACTTGACGAAAAAACACGGGTTAGATGATAAAGCTAGAAAAAATGTGAATGGCTATCTCAGAGCTGCGTCCGATTATATAATGGGAAACGACTTCAAAAGAAAGAACAAAGAGAACGAGTACATCTCGAATGATGATTTAACCGAGTTTGCAAGTCTTTTGGGTGGCGCATATACCCCTGCACAGCTTAGACAGGTAGGAATCGATTTATCCAATGTTGAACCTGTGATAAAACCTCAGGAAGCGGATGAGAAGACTATTGAGGGATTTACTCACCAGAAGCCTGTAGAAGAGCAGTTGCTTGATAATTTTATGGGCGCAGGTGGCATCGTAACTCCGAATACAAAGAAGGATAAAAAGGAGAAAGTTCCGAACACTTTCAAGTTGGATAACTTAAAGACTTGGATGGAGAAGCTGCTTGGTAATTATGCAAAGACCTACAACGCAGGGGTCGGAAAGACGAAGAGTATGCTCGACTCTCAGAACAATCATTTCTCTAAGAAAGCTATAAACACATACGCAGATAAGTTAGGAAAACCTCCATACGTTATGTATAACTTTCTCAAGAATGGAGGATTGGAAAATACATTTGAGCCAGAGGGGCTGGAAAACCTTAACACAGATGCGATACAGGAAATATGGAGAGCAGCCACAGCACAAGATGGGGCTGAACAGGGGATAAGAGGAAGGCTTCAGAGTCTTGGCAGGGAGTGGAAGGCAAATGCTCATAAAGGTCTGGGCGCAGACTCTATAGCGCAAGAGTCTATGGATGATTTCTACAAAAAGAGAAAAGAAGCCGAAGAGGAAGTGATAAAATGGCTGACAGGTCAATACGGGCTAAAGCGTAAGCAAGTTCCTGGTGAAGAGGAGAGTGGGTGGAACGAACCTATAGACATCGCTACTAAGAAGTTGGCTGACGTTGTTAGTAATATAAGTTCTCTGTCAGATGCAATCCAGTCGGCTTATGAGTCTGTAGACCCAACCAATGAAAATGCTTTGGAGAGTGACGCAGACAGAGAGAAAACCAGACAGTGGATACGAGGTTACATAAAGAACTTCAACGAAGAAAAAAAATCTGCTGACGCTTTAGTAGAGCAGATAAGTGAACTCGCAAAAAAAGACCCTGAAAAGTATAAAGGTTTTGACGTGGTACTGGGGTATTATACTGATTCGATGGCAGAAGACGAAGAAGCTGTTTCTTCTATAGCGGATAGCATAGGAGGAGACAATGCTTCTGCGGCAGACAAAGTTATTGAGCAAAGAGAAGCCGATAACAATGCAGAATCAGAAACTCCTCAGGTAACAGAGTCGGCTCAGGTTGGTTATGAGCGTTCTGAGGATGAGGAAAAAGCAGTTCAAGATGCGTTAAACGCAATTAAAGACTCGCAACAGCAAGCTGAGGAAAGAACTCAAAAGAGAAATGACTTGATACAAGATAAGAGTACTTCTCAGTCAGCTCAGAAAAAAAAGGTTGTGGTAAAGAAAAAGCAGCCAGAGAGTTTCTCTGAGCAGTTCCCAGGAATGAAAATGGGTTTGAACCATAGAGTATCTCTTGATAGCGAGGCTCAGAAAGCTAGAGAGGGAAATAGGCACATAGACTTTGGCGACGGTACGTTGCCAGAGCCAGCTAAGGGATTGGCGTATCAATCTTTTCTCTATGACCCAACGCAAGAAAAGTATAGGAAGGGCGACACACCGTCTGATGAGCGCATAAAGAATATCTTGGGGGGAATCTCCAATGAAATTTTTGACTAAGAAGAAGAAGTCAAAAGCACCTAAACAGCCATCGCTGTTTAGGCAGCTAGTGTTTATATATATGGAACAGGCGAAGCGGCGAAAGGCATTGCGCATCCTTGAGAAGCAGAGATGGAGCATAGACTTTTTGTCGCTTGTATTGGAGAAAGCCTTCAAGATGCAAGAGAAGGTGTCACTTGTTATAAAAGATGTAGATGGCAGAACCATTGAGCTGACGACAAAAGATGCGCATACAAAGGCGAGTGAGCTTGATGATAATATCTTTAATCATCTTGATGATGAGATGGCTGTGTGGAAGTTTGTAAGAGACCATTCTTCTAGGGGTTCATTATGATTGAATGGGTACAAGACAAGGTAACAGGGGAATCCAGACCGACATTATATCCAGGCGAGAAGTCGGATAACTGGGAAATACCTAAAGTAGTATACACGGACTTCCAGAAACTCAATGCTATTATAGAGAGTAAGTATAGTAAAGAGTTTTTGAAAATCTGTGCGTTCTACAATAAGATGTTCCCAATGTTAAAGACATCAGGAAGTGCGCAGGTGGCATACAATGCTATCGCATTTACGGTAAAGGACCAGGAAAGAACTGACACTGGAGCTGGTACTAACTACAATTATCTCAAAGCTATCATAGACCAGATAACATCTCGCTTGGGAACTATTCTTTTTCAGCCTATGCTGACATCAGAAGACCCGAATTACGAGTATATAGTGTATAAAGACACTGTAGAGCGTGTTCTAAGAACCTTTGTTCGTGATGATAATTTCAACAGAATCTGCCTTGAGAGCTTCCATAATGCTGCTATTTTGGGGTATGCGCACGTATTTATCGACCCTTACACAGGGAAATTGGTAAAAGCACCTGACTACACAATAGGAATGTACGCAGGACAGTTTAACCATAACAATGTTGTACAGATGTTGTATCGTGATTATGCTTTCCCGACAGCAGAGCTTGGCTATTATTTGGTTGATTGTACACCTGAGCAGCAGGAAGAGATACTAAAAGAGAACATCGACAGAGAGAGTGTAGACTTTAAGATGTTCTTTGATTGTATTGCTGAGAAAGTGTATGTTACTATAAACGGAAAGACTTTGCCAGAGAGGGACTATCCATTTGACAAGGTACTAGTAGCTACATTCCAATGGGACACAGGATTTAACAGACAGTACACATCATCTGAGTTTGATAAGTTATATCCGATTCAGAGAGAGATAAATAAGATAGCCGCAAAGATACAGCAGTTTGTGCGAATGTACAAAGGACCAGTCCCTGTGTTTAATACAGACATTGATTTACAGGTAAAGGAACTTAGCAATGGAAGCGGCGAAGTATTGTTTGTTGACAGTGGTAGACCTGTAGACTCATTGATGACTGTTATCAATCCGACTCCATTGGACAGCCAGTTGGATGCGCAGATACAGGCATACAAGACTACGATGTTTGAGTTGAGTGGCATACAGAACAGCTCATTTGATATGGAGAATATGAAGAGTGCTGCAGCGGTAGTAGCTCTTGACCAGATGAGAGACAACGTATTCCAAGCGCAGATGAGTGCTATGAGCCAGTTCATAAAGGACGCATTGCATTTGTACATACATTTTTATGCTAAGTTCCCTGACTTTAGTAAGTCGGCTGGAGTGGTGGATTGGAGAACTGTAGACAACTTGATGGAGAATAGTTACATAGACTTGAAGCCTGTACATTTGAACGACCCTCTGTCAGACACCAATACAATAGACGTAAAGCCGTCTGACTACTTAGATATGATGTGTAGTCAGTTTGTATTGAAGTTGTTGAATAATAAGGCATCGTATGATACAATACCATATTACCTAGAAGATGCGGCTGTAACAGGAAAAGTTGCAGCGGTAATGGCAAAGTTTGCGGCACTAGGGCTGGATATACCTATACAGATACATAAATATATGATAAGGGCGTATCTTGAATTTGTAGCACAAGGCGAAGGACAGTTGTAAAATGGACGGACAGAACGTAAACATAGACCTCAACGCAGGGTTAGACACACAGAGCAACGATATGCTTGTGAGTGTAAACTCTCCAAAATTTTTGCACAATCGACAAAAGATGCAGGGAAGGTATATGCCAAATTCTGTCCGCTATGAACACGACGGTTGGGCGGTTGACAATGATGTCTATGAGTTTGAGAAAGTAGACGTAACGATTGAAACAAGTCCGAAACAATACTTAGTATCAAGAGAAACCGTATCATCAGACGTTCCACTATATAAGTTCTTTGTCAAAGATGAAGCTGGAAACATTATAGGAACGTTCAAATACACACCGAAAAGCAACAATGTAACAAATGACCAAGTGACAATAAATGTGTCAGACGGCTTAACAGCTGTGGTGAAATATAATCGTGTCACGAACAAATGGGAACTTGTATCAGGAAATGGCTGTAGACTAGAAGCTACACAAGACAATCAGTACAGATATACTTTAACAGTTGTAAACACCGCAAAGACATTCCAAAATCAGACATATACGTTCACAAAAGGAACGGATATAGAGATAAACGGGAAGCCTTTTGAGTTGACAACTCAAAGCGCAACAGGGTCTGAGTATGGAAGTGAAGGTGTTGCAATAAGTACTAACACCTCTGGTGTAACAGCAGTAAAGGTAAACGGAGTTGATTATAAAAATGCTACGAGCAGGGGTGGTACAGTAGGCGTTAAAGACTCAATAGAGTTGTCTTTCGTTCCTACAGAGAAAAAGTTCGTAACTCACTTTTCAGGAATAGGAAGTTCAGAGCCGTTGAAGCTGATGAACTTTGAAGCTCACGACAAGATTATTGACAACTATATTACACTCAGTATAAGCGGAGAAGAGTACAATTCCACACAGCAGAGTTGGAACGACTGTGATGAAACAGCATTAGCGTATGACTCAAGTAGTGGACACAAGATGAGACTAAAGCTAGATGTAGCTATTCCTGTGTGGGGTGGAATATCTTTCTTAAAGGGGATGAGAAAGAATACTACTGGTGCTAGTCGTATAACAACACCTGCGGATGTAGTATCAGATTGTGGCGGAAAACTGCAGTTACACCCAGGAAAAATCTCTGGAGGATATTTACACAGATACAGCACGACTGTATTAAGTGCGAATATTACTGTGTGGCAACAGTGCAAAGACATTACAAAAGACTTTACATTAACTCCTATCTCACCTATGCAGTTGCACGTTAAGTATTCATATTACAAGATTGATGCAGCTGGATATTTTACAGAGTGCAACAAAGAATTTTATGATGAGTATGTAAAGACCCACGGGGGAGATTACTACAAAACAGAAACAGAAACGATAGATATATCAGAGGATAACCAGGAATTTATTACTCATTATTATTATAAGAAGTTTGTACCGACAAAGGTGACAGGAGAAGTCACAATAGAAGAGTTTGACAAATGGGCGTGGACTTGTGCTGACATAGAAACGTTGATGGGTTTTGACAGTATACACAAGCGATTTAGCTGGTCAAGTGAAACTCAAAAGGTAGCTCGACAAGACACGGGAAGCTCAATAGACATAGATTTTGATTACGGTATAGAGAACCTCGGCAAGTTGGTAAGTGGTGCTTGTAAGTGGGCAGCAGACAGTAGCTGGAATGATTATGACACCACAGGAACAGAGCTGTATAGCGATAAATCAAAGTTTGACGACGACTCTTATTATCATACGGATGTATACCCAAACGAAGGAACTACAGCGTGGATAATGGAGTGTGCAGAAGAAGAGAAATTCGCTCGGTCAAATAAAAAGCTCATATCGTTTTGGGCTTGTTTAGCATCTGGAGAGATACAGGGGTATCATAAAGACGAAGATGGTTCTGGAAAAAGCATAACGGAAAAGTTTAAGAAAGGTATTATGGCTTTTTGCTACAAGGGAGTTTTCTCAAAATATTTAAGTTTGAAGAACCCTGTAGCCAATATAAAAAAGCAGTCAACAGAGTATACCTATGAAGACTTTGAAATAACAGACGCTACTACAGATGCGTCTTCAAATACCTATGACATTTCTTCTGTGTTCGATTTAGAGATAGGAAATGTAAGATTTTCTGGTGGACAGAATAGTATAACATTGAATGTCGTAAAGAAGGGAACAGAGCCAGAATATATTTTTTACTGTGTAAAAGATTCCACTTCTTCAAGTAGTGATGACAAGAAAACTCCAAAAAGATGGTGGTATAAGGTTGATGATATAAAAGACAGATATTGTCCTGGGCATATTTACAACGGAACTATTGACCTAGCAGGAAGTGCTAGTGGCAATATGAAAGCTATATCTGTGTTAAATACATATCAGGGAAGCTCTGCAAGTAACACGGTATGTTTTAATCTTGATGCTATCAGTGCAAACGAGAAAAACTATATCTCTAATGTAACGTCGCAAAAAGGACAGCTGGCAGTTTTACAAAACTTTGACACACCAGAGGTAGATAAGTATTGTGCTATGCTAGATACGCTGGAGTTTGAAGATGCTACTCCAACGGTTACGACAAGTATCAACACGACTCTTGGTGGGGTAGACGCAGTTGTATCTCAAACTGTAGCAATGAGAACGTCGTCGGCAGACCCTGACATATCAGACTTCCCTGTAAGAATTTCATTTACTACTGCAGGAAATGGAATCAGTGCTATGGGCATATTATACCCTATGGCAGCTACAGGTGTGACAGGGAAAAGCACATTTGACACGGCATACTCTGTAGACAAAGATGCTGTAAAGGCAAAGATAAATATTGTTTCTTATTTAACAGTTAAGCTAGGAACTCCTTATGCAATAAAGAAAGGCAGCACAGCTGTAAGTGCTTTTTATAAAAATGGTATTTGTTATGCTGTTGCTTCACGCACAGATGACCCAACAAAGGGTTTGTATCTTGGTTACAGTTTCTCAAAGGGCAAGACGTATTTATCATTTGCAGCTGATGCGGCAAACCTTGGTAGTTACGAGTTAAAACAGTCTGAGTTTACCATTGCAGGTAAAGCTACAGAGAAGACTGTCACGTTCAATACTTACGAGAAGAAAGTTGTAACAGGCGTTACGATAGATACTACTTATGAAGTATCATCTGCTATAGACAGAGCTTCTATAGACTCAACAAATGTAACGATTGTTGTAGACGGAAAAACATATACAGTTCCTGTGTCAGCGTTTACAAATACGACACAGAAGCCATATCTAAAATATCTGTACACAAGAGTTGATGATGCAGATGCTAACAACATATATCTAGGTAAGCAGTATACTGATGAGGAATTCCAATTCTTAAAGCAGCAGTGGAATACGACTGTTGACGTTGAAAACTTTTGGTGGGTAGATAATAACCACATACTGGTATTGACAAAGAAAGAAATTCAACTGTTAAGGAAGAATCCAGAGGAACTAGACGATTGGGCGGCTGATAAGTGGGAACTGGAAAAGTCCTATGAAAAGTTCGAGTACATAACTAACAAAGTAATGAATTATTTTGTTAGTAGTGTATACGGAGCGACAGCTGCAGCAGATGGAGCCGTATTTATAACAATGGAACAAAGGGGTACGGATTCTTTTTTGATAAATCTGTACAATCCATTGAACGGTATGTCTAAAGTCCAAAAGGAAATATATGTAAACAAAGTTGAAATTGGCGAAGAGTTAAATGCGAACAAGCAGACTTTGAATACATATAGCACAATAGTCATAGACAATATGCTTACACAGGCGAAGTTTACTGCGACTATTGTTGATACAAAAGTCTTTATTGGAATTCATTACGACAACAATTTTAACCAATGGACTATCGTTGCTGACAGAGATTTGTCTAGCATCGTTATTGTGCAAGGCTATGGTTTTGTAGGTGTAGACGGATTGCTTACAGGTGGTGAAATACCTAAGACTTATTTTGCTACAGGGGAAGAAGGGTATTTAGGATTTAACTCAAAAGTAGAACCTATAAGCGTGCTAGGTACTGCTAAAGACGAGGATAAACAGTATCTAACTGATTTAGGACAGTTGTCAGAACTCACAGAGAGAGTAGTAGGAACTGACTCTCAACAGTGGTACATAACAAAAGTATTGGCTGATATAGTTTCTCATATAAAGGTTTCAGTTACTAATGGAGTGGTGACCTTTACGCCAGAGTATATTCCGCTTTCAAACACTTATAGTGTAAATTATGCTAGTGGAAGTTTTGGAGCAACAGTGCTTGGCGATTATACTCCACAAACAACAGGCTTGATAGAGTTTATTCGGGGTGCGAAAGCTGATGGACTTGATAAGTTTTTGTCTTTGGCATTGTCGCCACAGGTGTGCTATTTTAATACCAAGATAAGTACTTTAACTTATTTACAACAGACACTAGGACAGGCTGCGTACGTTCATTATAACTCTACTAGCATACATCAGAGTCAAGATACTACCTCACAGAACACCGCATCATCTGCTGCAGCTCAGGTAAATCCAGAGAGTACAGCCGTAAAATCCTCTGACATAACAGCAGATAGTATTGCTTTTGATTTCCAGTCTGTTCGACAGAAGGTCAAGGCGGCTGATAATATCTATGAGAACTTATTGACGTTAGTAGGTTCTGCTATTTCAGCCGTTAACGGCGTTGCTACAGAAAAGTTAAAGGTAAACTCTACAGTAAACAAGACGACGACAAGTGATGTCGGAAAAGCCTTTGGAACTTATTTTATGTCGAACTTGCAGTCTGCTGCGGTTAGTGAGTTCACGGCTATGGATATGAACCCAAAGCTAAACGCAGAAGTTTCAGCTGTAAAGACATTGGATATGTTCTTCTCGACAAGTGCCGAGCAGGAAATTTCAGCTGGAAGCGGTTGGGTAAATCATAACTTTATAGCACAATGTACAGCTCAGAGCGTAACGAACGTTCAGACAGAAGGCAGACAGCAGAAGTTCTTCTTGCTTATTACTGCTATAACAATGATACCTATCTATGCCGTGTATAAAGGTTTGGAGGTTACAGAACAAGGTCTTGCAAAAACAACAGATAGTACGTCTGGTGGTTTATTTGTAATGGGCGGAATGGCTGCAGGAACTAATGCAGCAGAGGTTGCAACTCACTATGCTTCTCTTGGAGCTTGGGCAGTAGCAAAAGCAGCTTTGGAAGCAACGAAGACTGTTATCGAATTGTTGCCAGATATATTAAGAGGATTGGGTGGCGATAAATTACAGACAGCTGTAACCTCTTTTATAACGAAACACAATATAGACATAGAGGGTTGTCATAAGTATGGCTCTAAATCAGAGACATTTATGTACCCTTGTTGGAAGTGTCAAGGAAACGTGTACACAGATGAGCTTGTTGATGTAGGAATACAGAACAAGAAATGGTACGTAGATATGCAAGCGTATGATGATGTACACGAAAGAAAGGGTACTGATAAAGCAGATTTCACGACGAGTGGCCCAAGTGATTCTATAAAGGACAAGCTAAAAGGTGATGTAGATTACTTTATTGCAAGCGTGAGAGGTTCTTCAACGGAAAAGCCGTTGCCTGTAAAGATGGCTTGCATAGAAGGTGTAAAGAGCTTTTTGCCAGAAACGTTGTATAAGAATGAAAACATTGGGGAAAGCGAGCCTGTGTTTAGTACTCATCCGTTCCAAGATTATATTATTGACGAAAACTGGCAGTTAAGCAGAACAGCATCTGTAGGAATGACAACGTGGATTAGTTGCAAAGACACAAAACTTATCGACGGCGATGCTAGTAATATGGTAATTACAGATGAGTTCTGTGGGGTAGCTGCTCCTTACACGGCTATTGAGATTAAAAGAGGTGTTGAAATGAAATACCTCAGACCATTTGCCTTGACTCCGAAAGTGTTGTCTTTGAACTGTACAGGCTACAACTGTCTTTATGATGAGAGAATGTATCACGCATTTGACGGATATGGCTATAGACTTGTTAATTGGACAGGTGAGAGTGGTATGGCAAAGGGTACTAGAGTATGGCAGTATAGCTTCTTAGTAAACGACAGATTTAAGAGAAGCAATAAGATGCCGCTCAACGAATTCTTTGGAAACTTCAAGTCAGACCCTGTGCTTGCTTTGCCAGGTACAGCTGAGGACAAAGTATTCTCTTTGGTAACAATGCCTGAGGAAGCAAAGGGATTAACAGCTGGTACTATAGGCGAAGATAAGTCCGATAGGCGATATAGTTTGCCAGTGTTTACAGAATATGTTTCCACATTGCCAGCTGTTGTAAAGACTATAAGTAGTTACAATCTTTCTGTAGTAGACGGCATAACAACATTAACAACGCAGAATCACGACTTACAGAGTGCTTATAAAGCACCTACTAGCGTAGATTTTTCTATAGGAGAGGATAAGTATCGCTATACAAACGAGTATATTTGCTCATTGCAGAACGGAGAGTCTACAAGTGGTGTTACTATAGTAGAGCATCTTTGCCCTTGTATTGGCTTGACATATCTAGGAGCAACACCTACAGAAGCCTTGTTCTACTCACAGAATAATAGGCAGTACTACAAGTATAGCGGTGGAAAAAGTGTACAACTTGTGGATATGATGGAAAGATTTAGAAACATCATAGCTGGAAAGTATGATTTCATAAATCAAGAGATAGTAGTACCAGCTATTGCTACATTTAAGAGACTTGACGATAATGTTGAAGATGATGCTGACGAAACAGATAATGTTATTGTATTGAGATTGAACGGTCAGGAAGTCAAGGGTGAGATATGTCCGCCGCTCAAGACGATATTTAAGACAAAAGATGGCGAGGATATTCATAGTTGGTTTAGAGTACTGAGTTTACCAACAGGAATTGTTTTCCAAGGACCGAACAGATGTATAGTCAACAGATTTATTATCAATGACTATATGCTAGAAGATATAAAGGCGAACTATGGAAAATGGAAGAGAGTTCCAAAAGAGTATTATCATCCATTCCGTACATACAAGAAAGAGTTTGAAACTGTAAAAGAGTTTATAGGAGAGGAAGTTGAAGTAAGAGGTTGGACACACAATCCGTTCTTACTAGTAACAGCTCCTCTAGGGGTCAATGAGGAAACTGATTGCTTGTTTGAGTGGAACATTACATTCTGCTGGACAAACGAAATGGATATGTTGTATAATAAGAATGAGTATGCAGTCGTAAACGTTATGGCAGAAACTATGACGCCAGGTGGGAAGGTTGTAGCTGCAAGACCTGTGCATATATATCTTGTAAAAGAATTATTTACACGCACAGGAAATTATGGCTATTACTCGTTTAGGTATCAAAGTAACTGTGGAGCAGGTAATAGAGAACGCTTGCATTTGTGGAGTGACCAATATATAGCAATCAGTGATTTATCATTGACGTATAAGACAGTTACTCAAAAGCGAAATGATATACTAACGCAACAAGTAGATATATCTCGCCTAGTGGAGGTGTAGTAATGGATTTGGAAGCCTTAATTGAAAAAGCTGCTGCTTTAGCTGGCAAACTTGGCAAACAAGATTTGCAAGAGAAGTTGTTACAACTGGCGAAAGAAGCTGGAACATATCAGAAAGGTTATGCAGAAGAATGGAAAAGGTACGATGAACCATCTGCTGCAAAGGAAAAGATGAGTTCAAAAGACCAGAGAGCTGCGATATGGGAAGGATTGAGAGAAGCATCTCTTGACCCACGAGAACGAAAAGGCGAGGGAAGCCAGATAGGAATGTATTAAGGAGTAAGCAATGAACGAAGAAGAAATGAATAAAGGTTATAATATGCTGTATGACGACGGGAGTCCGTACGTGCCAAGTCCTAGAAACAAGATTATTGCTAACGCTGTTAGCAATGGTGATGACTTTGAAACCAAAGGAGACAACCTTGAACCAGGTTCTTCTGCAGACAATCCTATTGACTCAAAAACGTTGACTTATGAAGCTCAGGCACAGCTTCCTATTGGTACTTGGGTTACGACATCTAAAGGTCCTCACCAAATAAATCAGGGCGATAAAAACTGGGCAAAACAGCAGATGCAGAAAGGCAAAACATCTACTGCAACAGCAGATAGTAAATCGTCTACTCCTGCATCTTCTGCTGCATCTACATCTACAGGAGGAGCAGAAAAAACTAAACCAGCCACTAGTCAGGCAGGTACAGACACTGTAACTACGAAACCGTATTACGATACGAAAGATGGAGTATTCAAAAACCATCAGACATCAACAACAATTCCAGCCAGCGAAGCTGACTCGTTCTTAGGAAAGCATACTCAGTATACTACAAAGACTATGCCAAAAGAACAGATTGCTCAGATGGCTGACCCTAAAGTTAAGCTAGCATCTGCAAAGGCAAAAGCGCACGCCGAAGATGCTGCAAAGAATCGTGGTACAAGTGCTTCATATTCTCTTGGGGACTATGAGAATGAAATTCCAGGAGCAGGTGCTGTAAGACAATCTGGACAGCATCTTATGGAAAACGTACCTATAAAGCAGATGCCAGAGGTTATGGAGTTCTTCAGAGACAAAAATAACTACAACCTTATCAAATCTGTAATTGAAAAAGGCGGTAGTCATAATGCCCTTAATTCAGATTTAACACCTGCGAAGTTAGGTGCGCTCATAGATAGAGGTAGCGATTACTTTGGAAGTACTTCTAATCAACAGAAGGCTATTACACAGCTCAGGCAGATTATATCAGGGATTTATGACTCTCAGGAAATGGATGCTGATTACGAAAACTTCTTGAAGACAGGAAAGACATCAATGGCTTATTGATGGGGTAGTGAAAGCTATGGCAGGAAAAAGGTATTACAATCCAGAAACAGGAGTCTGGAAAACAGTACAAGACGGTGAGCCTGATTTGTATCAACATCCAATGACTACTGGTAATGTATGGTTAACAGAACAAGAATACAATGATGCAGGAGGAGATTATGAAAACTCCCCTGCTTACCAGCAGAAAATTAGAACCGCGAACAATGCCAATTATTTTTGGAATAAATATGAGGCTAACCACGCTTATAAGAACGCAGAAGCTCAAGCTACAAAGGAAAGAAACAACAAACGTAGTATGGCAGAATATGCTAGTAGGAGTCAGAAAGACCCTCAGGCGTATCTGCAGAAGCAGTATGCCCAAATAGATGCTGAGTACGAATCTGCGATGAATACTGCCAAAGCTAACTACAAGGCTGCTCGTGACAAAAATCCAAAGCCTACTGGGTACTCTGATGAAAATGACAAAGAAGAAGATAATTTGTTAGCGGACGAGGAAAAGGCAGAGGAAGAAAAAGCTAAAGCAGAGGAAGATGCAAAAGCTAAAGCCGATGATGCAGCTAAATCTAAGGAGACTACTACTACGACTAAGAAGAAAGTACAGCCAGCAGGGGCTGCTTTGTTTAGTGGTTTGTCTGCTGCAGCTGGTAAGATGATTTATGGAAAGAGCGGCGACCCTATGGGGCGGAACACTCATCTAAATAGACAAGCAGAGATGCACGATAGAGAAGCTGCTAAACACGATGTAGCTTCGCAAAAAGAGAATCAGATTGCTAATAGAGACGAAAGACGAGAAACATCTAAAGATGCACTAGCAGATGGACATACGCAAAGTGAAGATATTGTAAACAAGCTCGGTAATGCTGGAGCTGGAGCGTCTGCATTGGCTCGTGTAACAGGTAAGGGTGACCTCAACGCTAATCGTAACCGCAAAGACCAAGCTCGACAAAAGGGTGTTGAGAATATGGAAAAGGCGGAAGATGAGCGACAGTTGGCAGAGCAAGAGCGTTCTGGTGCTGATGTGTATGACTATCAAGCTAGAGATATGCAAGTCAGTAATCAAGAGAGCGATGAACTGTCTGAGGGTAAAGGTGACGTTGTACAAGAAGACAAGACAAAGAAAGAAGAAGACAAAACAAAAATAGACCCTCCTCCTCCGACAGAAAAACCTGAAGAGGAAAATGCGCCTGTAGAAGGTAACTGGCAGGAAGCTATAAATTTGCTCTCTTACGGAGCTGACGAATCGTCTCAACATTATAATAATGGTGCAAACGAAGCTGACGGGCAGAGATTGCTAGACTACTATGATGCTAAACCTTTAACAATGCAGCAGGTTCAAGCCTATGTGAATAAGGAAAGACCTAAGGATGCTGCACTACTTTGGGAAGGCGGTCAGTGGACAGACGGACAGTCAAAGAATGAGTTTTTGACATTTGGTAAGAACGACCCTCGAAGAGCGCAACAGGCTGGGCTTTTGCAGGAAGCTATAGGGTATTATTATCCAGAACTTTACACGGCTTGGAAGGCATCAGGACAAAGCAATGGAAGATTTGATAAAAATGGTAATCAGATAAACGAAGGGCAGAAACTGGCTGATGGAACTACTGCTACAGGCAAAGGTTTCCGAGAGAGTGGAAAAATGACTATAAACCCTGACACTCAGAAAACTATTGCAAGTACAATAGCTGACACACGACCCTACTAGGAGATACTAAAAATGGCAACGACAAGTGATATTTTACAAAGGGCTTTAGAGAACTTAGAAAAGAACCCTAATAACGTTGACTATATTCGCCTAGTAAGAGAGCTAGCGGCTAGACAGGCAGAATTGGAAAAGGTTCAAGCTCAGAACCAAGCAAGAATCCAAGCATTGCAAAAGGAACTGCTTGCTAAGGGTAGGGCTCAAAAAGCTGCGGAAGAACTTCAAAAGCAGGGGTTTGAGAATTGGCAAAAGAAATTCGACGCAGAAAATGCTCGAAAAGATTTTCTGAGAAACCAAGAGAAGCTAGAACAAGAAGCTGCTGAGAAAAAGGCTTTAGCAGAAAAAGAAGCTGCAGAAAGAAAGGCTTTGGAACAAGAAGCTAGGAAGTCCGAGTCTATTCATAAGAGTAGGAAAGGTGCGATTGGTAGTACTGTAGTAGGAGATGCCTTAGGCGTTTTAGGACAGGGCATCAAGGACTATGGTAACTATCAGGCAACTAAAGATGATGCCTACGCAAACTTGTTGCAGTCTATTAGCGAAAATACACCAGGGTACAATGCGGCGAGCGAAAGTCTGTATGGCAAGAATCCGTTGTCGGCAGCTGCAACGCAGATGGCAGCTGTTAAAGCAGGGGATGCTGCAAAGAAGAGAGCTAAGTACGATATGTTTGGTAATGTTGCTCAGGGAGCGGCAAATACTATTCTTGATGCTACTAACTTAAAACGTATGTACGATATGCTTGCAGGTGGCGACGTTAACGGACAGATGCTTATGGGTATGGGTAGTATCTTAAA